CTAAGTTATATACTCTAGTGTTCTCTAATAAACCAGGATAAGGAAGCCCTTGAGGTATACCAAACAAAGTGTTACCAGTCTCAATCTTAGGGTTAGATAGTTGTAGACCTACTTGCTTTTGAATAAAAGCAGTGCCTCTAGGCTTGTCTTCAAAGAACTTCTTGATTCTTGATTTGTCAATCTTACTAGATACTGTAAATGATTGTGTGCCTAAGTTAAACTCTAATTGACCTCCTCTAATAGGGAAGTCCAAACCTCCAGTTGAACCTGGTCTATAGATAGGTTGAACTGTGCCAGTTGCATTAGGTGTGTCTGGCATTATAGTCTGAATATAAGGTAGTCCTGACGAACCATATCCTGGTCTATCATTACCGAACCTTAAGTTCTTCAGATTAGTTTGTAGATCAATTAAAGGCATCTAAGTTTTATTTTCCCATTTGACCAAAGTGAGTTTCAAAATACTCTTGCGTTACAACCTTTTCTACAGACTTACCAGTTATAGGATCAACAGATACCATTACATATACTTTAGGTTGAGATGGCTTTGCCATACTCGTAGCATCAGCTGTATTAATATTAGTAGATCCACCAACATCTTTTCTAGCAGATCCAGGTTCAACACTATTTGGAACAGATCCTGCTAAATTTAAAGCTCTGATTCCTGCGCCTCCTCTTTCTACTAGATCAATCAAACTCTGATCTATATCAACACCTGGTAGATAGTTTAAAAACTTCATAACTCCACCAGCAATAGAACCAAATATATCAAACATAGTAGCAAATGCTCCTTGTATACTAGTAACTATAGATTTTATGTTGGCAGGTTTACTCAAATAATCAATAGCTCTTTCAACTAATGGTATTAATGGTGAGTTTGCAATAAAATTAGATATGCCTTCTTTTATCTTGTCCATAAAGCCTGCTATCTTTTCTTGAGCAGACGCATTAACAAGAGATTGATATGCTTCTTCTCCTATAGCTGCTGATAATGCTTTTTGATTCTTATACCTTTCTAAACCTAGTTTCAATTGTTCACGTGCACTATCACCTTGTTTTGCTCCTAACTTGCTAAGCATTTCTTGTTGCTTCAACATTTCACCCATTTGATCACGACTCATGCCAAATGCAGAAGCTAGAGACTCAGCTTGTATACGATTTAACTTTAAGAAGTCATTTGCAGATCCTACTTGATTAGTTATCTCTGAAGCGGCTGTTGCAAGATCGTTGTTTAAGAAAGCTTCACGAGCTTTAGTTAAGTTGATCTCTTTACCAGTTAATAGCTGCGCTTCAAACTCTTTTGATATAGAAGACTCAAAGTCTAAGAATGAATCAGCTAGAGAGTCTAACTGCTTTAATTCCATGCCCATTGCTTTCACTGTAACTAGTGACTTGCTTAATTGAGCTGGATATTTTGCAAAAGATAATCCTAAATAGCCACCTAAGTTAGACGCTTCTTTAAGTATCTTTTGATAGTTAAAGCTGATTCCTGTTGCACTCTTTAAACCTGTTACTTGTGCTAGTACAGACTTAGTTATACTTTCTGAAGACTTACCTGTTATCACACTCGACTTAGCAATCTCTGCTCTTGTTTGTGCATCTAGGCCTGCTAACTCTTTTAGCTTAACGTTCGTCTCAAGAATTTGATCAGATAAAATGTTATTGATCTCTAATTCATCAGTCAACTCTTTTTGTGACTCAACAAGTCTTTCTATAGTAACTAACGCACTATTAGAATTCAGTGATATTCTTTGGAAGTTATTAACTACTCCTTGTGCTTCTTGTTTAGACAAACCAACAGCACGGCCAAATTTAGTAGTTCTATCTTGAGCTTCTAAACCTAACTCAACAATCTTCATGAAGCCTTTAACTAAACCTCCAACTGCTGTACCAATTAATGGAAGTGCAGTTAGTGGATCTGTAAATGCTTCTTTTAAACCAGCGGCTCCAGCTTTTCCTAGTATACTTAACTTGTCTAAGAAAGTTATTTTCTTTCCTTCAGATTGTAACTGTCTTGCTTTATTTACCATCTGAGAATAGAACTCTGTTCCTATTCCTAATTTATCAGAGAATAATTTAAACGCAGCACCACTAACACCGATCTGTTTATTCAACTGCTTCTCTAGAGCTAACTCTTTTTCTCCTTCTTCAGTTTGTCTTTTAGCTATCTCTAGCTGTTTTTCTTGGGTATATAATGTAATAGCTTCAAGATCTCCTTGAGTTTTTAGTATACCCATCATAGCTTTCTCTACATCAAAAGATCTACCTTGTGCGGCCAATCTTGTTTTCTGTGCTTCAGCTGTTCTTCTAGCTCTATCTAAACTATCTTTAGCAGTTTGAGAAACTTCTTTTTCTAGATCAGACAGTTTCTTTCCTTCTAAAAACTCTTTTTGTCTTAATCTAAGGAGCTCTTGATTAACTTGTTTTACATTGATGCTATCTTTATTTAGAGAATTAAGTCTAGCCTCAATCTTAGAGTATGCCGTATCCATCCTCTTAAGATCAGCTATAGCATTCTTCAATAGATTGTTATAATCTCCTTGATCATCTAATAGCTGCCTTAAAGTCTGCCTCAACGCTTGAGGATCTTGTCCTGGCGGTGTGTTCTGAGGTCCTGTTGGTGGAATAGGTGGTGGCATTTACATTATACTGCTTACGAATAAATATTTACCTTTTGGTTTTTACCTTAGATACAAAAGTAGGCTCTTCAGGCTTTTTGACAAAGTCTGGTAGTTTGATCTTGGATACGTCAGTTTTCTCAGTAACTTTCTTTTGGCCTTCATTACGCATCTCTTCAACCTTCTCAAGATACTCATTGATCTTCTTGAGGTTGAACCTACGTTTTGGCACGTCCATATTCCATACTTCGGAATAAGTAAAACCACCTCCACCATGATAGGTGAGTTCAAAGCATTCGGTCATGAATGCGGACCTATAGTCCGCTCCCGGGAAAAAAGAACTCTGCACCCATTGGAAGGGTTGTTTTAATTTCAGTCGAGTCTTTCAAAGTAAATGACACTGTAGTATCAATGTCTGGGGTTATATCTGCAATATACTTTCTGAGTGCAATAGAATCTCTAGACAAAAGGTATCCTTGATCAATAAAATCACGAACTGACTTTACAGAGTAGTCACCATTAACAGATGTGATCTGGAACTTAAGTCTGGTAGACAACATACCTGCTTCTTGGCCTACGATTTTCTTCATACCTTTGATCTCTTCATCAATCTTCTTGTCGTCAGTTACAGTCAATATCTTGAACGTCACTTCGTTCTTAGAGTATGGTAGAGTGAAACTAAAGTCATTTTTATTACCAAACTTAGACCAGTCTAGTTCTCTATACTTTAGAGTCTGTAGATCAACCTCTACTTTCTCTTCTTCATCAGTATTAGGATTAGTATACTTAAAAGTGTAGTCCTTACCATATGCTAGAATTCTAGCGGCTATTAGTAAGCCATTCCTGTCACCCAAGGTTAGGTCTTCGTAGTTGATAGGTGTTTTGATTAGGCTCTTGAGCATCTTCTCAATGGCGAGGCCCTGGCGAAGCAGGTTGACATTTGTAAGGATGTCTTCCTCTTTTGCCGTCATGTACTTCATTTCAACTTTACCGGATGCTAATGCATTTTCTTTTGGGTAGATAAGACCTTTACTTGGAAGGTCGATCATTTCTGTAGGTACCGTAAACTTTTGTTCGCTCATAAACTATTGTCTTTTATATATAAATATACGAATACTAAATTTACCAAAATAAAAAAAGCCCCTAGTAAGGGGCCTTTCTTTTTGGAGGTATAAGTAGCGTATTAGTAGTTTAACACGCAATAGTCCATTCCTATAGACATAGTCAATTCAGTTGGATCTGATGTTGACCAGTCGTAGTTACCAAAAGTAGCTTCTTTAATGAAAGCACCTTTGATGATCCACTCACTTACAATGTCACCTACTGGTCCTAGGATAGATAGGTTAAGATCTTTCTTGTAAAAGTCAGAGTAACCATCACGGCCTGTTACAGATTCGTGGTGTAGACGTACCCACTCAATCACGGCTTGTTGGCCAGATGGACTAATTGGGTTATAAAGAGATAATGTCATATCACGCCATTCTGCTTTACCTTTGATCTTACGGTAAACATTGATGTGATCTAAC